GACTGACTCAGTGATGGAATCGGAACGTATTGGGCAATACCGTTGGCATCGAAGTAGCACTCTGCGTTCAGGAATCCTGCAATGGTGCTGACTGCATCCCATCGGTCGGTATCGAAAGTCGTGCCTCCAGGAGTTGTTCCGTCACCAAGACCAGGCGCGAACTTCACTGCTGCATACGGGACGACGTCCTGAATCAGGCGCGTTCCCACAGAGACAACGTCCTGTCCGGACCTGTCGATCGGATCCAGGAAGCTGGCCTCGATGACCGCTTGAGAGCGGTCGAAGAAATCCACGATGGGCAATCCACCATTGGACTGCCCGGGGGCAGTCTCCTCATAAACGTCTTCGATCCTGAACCAGCCGAGACTGATCATCTCGGTCGTTCCATCGGGAAAGGTGATGCCCTGTTTGATATTCAGCTCGGCGCCATACGGGGCCAAAGCAGAGTTCGCGAAGGTGGGGAAAAAAGTCGGGTCACCGATCGTGCATGTTCCCGAGCGTCGGGTCTTCGACGTCCGATCGACCGTGATCGTGCCATCCACGATCGGCACACCAGCAACGACAAGCGCTTGGTTGTACCAGACGTCTACGGTCGTAATGGTGACGTGAGAGCCCCTGAGGGCCGTCAGGAAGCGGTCGGATACTGGCAGCATCAAATACCACCGGGGCCCGTGCCGTAGGCTTCGTCAAGAACGCTCAGGTAGGTTGCACGGTCATCAAGCAGGTTCTGGTAAGTCCCGAAGTTCGTCACCAGCAGATAAGAGTTGCCGGGGATCGATGTAAGAGCGCCGGAAGGCGAATCGACCTCGGTGAAATCGATCTGCCAAATACGAGTCAGGTCAGACGACGTCTGCGCCGGCCGCTGTTCTGTGACGTCACCAGCGATGAAATACATGTCGGCGAAGTAGTCATCAGGTGTAGCCTGAAAGAACAGGGTAGTTCCAGGCTGGAGAAGACCCAGGATCGACTGATAGTCGGTCGTGCCAATCGTCATCAGACTCAGCGTGCCTGTACGTCCGGTAAGGACGTCCGAGACAACCACCGGATTCGATCTGCCAACCACGGGATAGACCTGCTGACGAGACGGACGCTTGACGTCCGACAGAGTCTGAATGGTGACCTGAGTATTCAGAGCCGACTGGGACAAGTTTTTGAGCCAGCCGACACTACTCGACACAGGGATCGTCACTGCTGGCGAGACGATCTGATATGTGGTTGTGGTGCCATCAGGCTGCGGCTGTTCCACGATCACCGCATAGGTACATGCGGCGCCGAGAGGCGCCTCAACATCGAAGCCAGTCCACGCATCCACTCCACCAGTCGAGATGCCGTTGGCAGACCGAATGATGGATTGGGATCCGTCAGGATTGGTCCTCTGGATCGAGAAGGTAGTCCATCCGGTCAGTCCACTCACCGAGATCTCGTTATAGGCGAGAGACCCATTTGGTGTCACGGTCACGGCCAGAGCCGGAGAGCCGAGATACATTTGGTCAAAGTAGAAGAGATTACCGCTGCTGGCCGCCTGCGGATGCATGACCAGTGAAGCACCAACTGCGCCAGCCGGCGCAGTCAGAACCATCGACAGCTGACTGAACACCCCCGGCGCAAGAACGTAAGGTGCAGCCGGATTCTCTAGAACATAGAGGTTGTGCCCCGAGGAATCGTAATAGTCGATCTCGATAAGGACGGAGTTGTAGGTATTGTTCCAGCAGCTGAAGTACGCCTGATAGGTCTCACCCGCCGTGATGGGTACGCCAGCGTTGAGAACGATGGAGATTGAACCAGCTCCAGTAGACGTACACAGCAGAGAGTACGTGCCGTCAAGAGCCTCGGCTGAGCTTTGAGAGAGAGTGCCTGGACCACTCGTGATGGTCCAGGCACTCGTATCGGTCTCAATCGACTGTGCGTTGTAGGAAAGTAGATTCCCAGGAATCAACGTCATCCAGTTCTTCCCCCATTCAACGCACGGACTAGCTGGTTATTGTTCTTGTCGATCTTGACTTCGATTCGAGCATCCAGCTCTTGGCCGTCCAGGAGAACCTTGACGTCGAAGTACGGGGCGCCAGCGGCAGCAGCCTGAGAGGCCGTCTGATAGGCGCCCAGAGAAGACGACGGACGAGACACGGGAACAGAAGCGGCAGCCACACCGAGCCGCTTTGCAGCGGACTCGATGGCCGGCACCGAGGCATCCATGCCGTCCACGATTCCCTGACCAGTCATCAGGCCGACCTCATTGCGCAGCCGTTGAGACGGAGAGTGGATGTCCAGTTCCTTCTTGACTGTCCCGACCACCGTGTCTGCGATGGTCTTCATCTCGGCCGCAATCGCGGACTCCTGGCTTTTCAGCCCGGACAGGAATCCCTTGCCGGCATTCGCCCCTGTGTCGTACAGCTCATCCGCAACGGACTGCCCGTAGGTAGTCGTCTCCGCAGAGACCTGAGACAGAAGGCTGTTGACCTGAGATGCCTGAGACGAACTGGCAGACGCCAGAGCCTCCGCATACACGGCACCAGATGATGGACCCATGGCCGCAACCTGCTGAATCACCGAGGTCGAGTAGCCAAGCTTCTTGAGCTTTGACATGTCGGCGATGAAAGTCTTCAGCTGAGAGTCGTTGCCTTGGAGACCAGAGATGATGTCTCCCACTCCGGAGACCCCGGAGAGGTTGAGCCCAGACAGGTCACCGAAAGAGCTTGCCGCAGACGTCAGAGATGCCGCATATGTGGTGGCTGTCTTCATAGTGGCTGCGATAGCAGTCTTATCGGTGCTCAGTGTGGCCAGCTTTGCGGCAGCAACGCTGTCCGCATGCACAACCTGCTGAGCATGCGTGTTACTGGTGATGCCAAGGATCAACTTGTTCAGGGCATCTACCAGTGTCTTCACGCTGGTAGCGGTGAAGTCGCTCGATGTCAGATCGCCAAAGTCCGTATCAGCTGTGTAGATCTGATCGGCCGTCAGGGTCTTCGGAGCAACAGTCTTCTTGGCCTTCTTCTTCGTCCCTGTGGCATAGCCCAGAACCTGGGCATGCATCGAGAGACTGTCTTCATGGTCAAGGACTGTCTCCCCGCCGGCGAAGTTCACCAGCTCTGGGCCGGCTTCACCAACCCAGTGCCATCCCGCCACGGCACCATCAGTACCGCTGGCATAGCCTTCATACGGGCCACCGGCAGCAAGGCTCACCAGACCAGGCACATTAGCGATGCTGTGATACCTGGCTTGGATGTAGCGAATCCCAGCCACGATGTTTGCAAGCCCGTCAAAGATATTGTCGGGCAAGGACTGGTCGCGGTACTGCTGGAATGTCGCCATGATGGTTTGCATCAGGCCGCGCGACGGGTCGCCGGCAGCCGCATTGGAGTCGCTTAGATTCTCGGCATTGGGATTCCCGCCAGACTCGTGAGCGATGATGGCAGCAAGTCCACTAGACCAGCTAGAACCAACGCCCGTAATCTGCTCTGCTTGTTGAATCCAGCTCATGACCTGAGCACTCAGAGAAGCGCCGGCATTCGCAGTGAACTGCTCTTGCGCCTTCTGGTCCTTGCCTCCGAAGAAGCTCAGGACATCATTGATCATCCCAGTGGGGATCCCGGTCAGAAGCTGCTTGACGGGCGAATTCCCGGGAATCATCGAGCTGATCCCGGCCTTGAGCGGAGCGAGCATCGAAGATGCCGCATCCTTCAGACCGCCAGCTACAATGCTTCCGGCATAGTGAGTCAGATCACCAACACCGGAAGTGACCATGTGAGCGCCGGAGGAAACTAGTCCTCCGATGCCGTCAAGGATTCCGCCGAGACTGTAGTGCCCATCCGGCGATCCCTTTCGGGATCCGCCACCGAGCACACTACGGAGGGCATTGAAGCCCTTCTCGCCACCTAGCGCATTCATCTCGGGGATAGACAGGATGCCTTCGCCAGCAGTGCCGTACAGCGGCACCCAGTCCCCTTGAGACCTGTCTCCGGGAACCACACCACCAGTAGCGAAGTGCGGAGCCGGAGGCAGATCCTTGATGCCAACTGCGTTGGCGATGAAATCCCAGACCTCACGGATGCCGTTGGTGTAAACGGTATTCACAATGAAGTTCAGGGGCCCGTCAAGGATCTTGACCAGTCCACCCCAGAGTGAAGAGATTCCGGAAACGGCCGACTTGAAAGCGGACTCCACATCGTGCATGGTGTCCGAGATCACGGAACCGATGTCTCGGAAAATCGGCTTGACGTCGTTGTTGTAAAGTCCCGCTACCCAAGATCCGAAGGAGTCGAATCCTTGACCAACCTTCGCGAAGGTTGGCTGTACCGCTTCCTTCCAGAGCCAGGTGAAGACGGCTCCGATAAGAGAGAAGACGGGTCCGAGAGTCCTGCTATACAGCCACTCAGCAGCATCTCCGATTCCGGAGAAAGCTGGGCCGAGAGCGTTATTCCAGAGCCACATGCCAGCAGCACCAACCGCGCCAATGGCGATCTCAACAGCGGACGCAACGGGGCTGATGACATTCGACTCCAGCCAAGAAAAGGCTGAACCGATCCAGCTTATCGCCGGGCCGATGGCATTGTTGTATAGCCACATCGCCACGGCACCAATGCCGTGGAAAGCAGGCTCGAAAACGTCATGCCACAGCGGCATGACCACGCTTCCGCCAAAATTGGTAAACAGGCCACCAATGAATCGGAAGGTTGGGCCGAGAGCGTTCGACCAAAGCCAGCTAGCAAGCCACCCGATCCCCTTGAAAGCAGGATCAAAGACGTCCTGCCAAAGTGCAGTGATCAGCGGAGACAGGATGTGATAGGCGATTACGAAAGGTGTCGCCAGCAGGGTTCCAACAATAACGACCAGGAGGCGCACGCCAAAAGAGATGGCATCGAAAACCGGGGCAAGTACGTTGTGCCAGAGCCAGCCCATTACATCACCGACGGCATGGACAGCGTCCATGACCCCGTGCTCCAAGTCGCCGAAGTATTTGATGACCTCGATGACAAAGAGCGCCAAGACCCCAATGGGTCCGGCGGCAAAAAGCACGTACAGATGGTCTTTGATGAAATCGAAGCCGGCACCTAGGGCCGACTTGACCCAGTCAAATCCGGTCACGATCCCGGACCACACCAAGGAGGCCACATGGCCAATGTCGCCAAGGATGTCGCGGAAAGTCTTACTGTGCTGGTACAGCGCAACAACGCCGATAACAGCGGCAGCTACACCCATCACGATGAGGGTGAATACGTTGGCGTCGGACAGCGCATCGAAAATCGCCATCTGGATGTTCAGCAGCATCACTGAGCTTCGCCAGATCAGGAACGCTTCGGCGATATCCGAGATGATCTTAGCCGCGATAGCGTTGTGGCCAATGGCGCCAATCGCCTGAGCAATATCCAGGACCAACGGCGCGACCAGAGAGAGAATCCCCTTGGTCGCACTGAACTTTCCGAAGTTCCCTACAATGTCCTTAACCAGCGGAGCCGCTGGACGGAGATCCGTGACCAGTTCAGAGATGAACTTGCGAACATCCCCAATGCCCTTGCTGACATCGGCCGCGATCGGCGCGACCATATTCTGAAGGCCAGTCGATGAAGAGAATCCAGCGAAGCGGGATGACAGCGAGTTCAGCTCATTGAACACGGGCCTAAAGGCGCCAGCAGCGAACTGCGTCAAGCCGTCCTTGATGTTCGACAGGGATCCTGCGAAAGTCTTAGACTGGGCAGCCATCTCGCCACCCATTGCGCGGGTGGCGGAAGTGCCGTTCTCGATACCCTTGATCAGGATCGGCAGAGCCTGCGTCGCCATGATCTTGCCGGCAGTGATGTTCTTCGACATCTGAGTCGTAGTCTCGCCATAGCCGGCAGCAAGAATCTGGAGCGCGGGGATTCCCCGGATCTCCAGCTCCCTGAGCTGGGTTTCCATGATCTGGCCCTTGGACTGCATCTCGCCGAAAACTTGTACGACGGAATCCAGGGTCGAGCTGTTGCCGCCGATGGCGGATACGGCATCTCCAAGACCAGTGAGGTCCGGGATGATGCTTTGGGCGTTGACGCCCAAAGCAAGAAGCTCTTGAGCATCCTGGGTGAGGTCTTCGAACTGGAACGGCGTGCCCAGGCTGAAGGACTTGATCTGAGCGATCATGGCCGTAGCCTTCGACGCTGAACCAAGCAGCGTCGTAAACGAGATCTGCGCGGTCTGCATCTCTGAGTTGAAGTCGATGACGCTCGACTTGATCGCGTCGAATGCGCTGGAGATGCCGCGCGAGATCATCGAGCCGGCAACATAGCCGAGACCCCATGAGCCGATCGTGTACTTGAGACCAGTACCGAGTTCTTTGAACGACTCGGAAATCGCTTCTCCGCCATCATAGCCACCAGCAGAGAGAGCAGAAGAAATAAGGCCCCTGGCCTGTCCGCCAAACGACTGGACATTGGCAAGCATTCCCTGCACGCCGATAGATCCAAAAACGGATCCAAGGGATGCAGTCGAGTCGTTGACGGTCTCGCTCAGACTCTCAGTCAGCGCCTCTCCGGCCTCACGGCCGGCCAGCGACGCCTGATATGTCAGATCGTCAGCATCGAAGAAAGACAGCTGAAAATTCTCGGCCGCAGCCTCAGTAAAATTCAGAGACAGCTGCTCGCCGGCTTCGGCGCCAGCCTCGGAAAGGGTCGATACGAGTGAGGCTGCCGCATCGGTCGCAGCACTACCAACAGAGTTGGTGATGTTCTCAGAGATGTTAGTAGCAGCATCCCCAAGAGCCTCTGTGAGGCTCCGCGAGATGGATGTGCTCATTTCCCCGGCTGCTTCAGTTGCGGCCTCTACAATGGGCGCCAGCGCCTCAGAGCCATTGACCGTGAATGCCTTGGACAGCTCGCTCTGTGCTGCCTCAGCGGCAGCCCTGACATACTTCTCGATATCCGAGACGAGTGCTGCCGTATCGCCTAGGGCCAGGTCAATATAGGCGACGCCGGCGGAGCGCGCGGAGCCAGCCATGTAGCCTCCCTAGGACATGAGGAATCCCGCGATATCGGCGTTAGATGCTGCGGGAACAAGAACTTCGGAATCGGAAATACCTGGACGCGGGATACGCGTCGGACGCGTCGGCTTCTCCTCGCCATGGACAGAGGAGTAGGCCCACTGGATCTCTCCAAGGAGATCGACAGTGATTGCTAGCAGGTGGTCGCTCCGCGACCAGTCAGCCATCTCGCCATTCGTATCGTGCGAGAGCTGAGAATCCTGTGGAAGCCGACGGATCAAATTCAGAAGCCGTCGGCTGGACAGTGTGCCCCTGTACCAGTCGTAGATATCGACGCGGTAGTAGTGGAGGAGATCAGCTTCAATAGCCTCTGCGTGCTCGTTGATCAGCTCACAGAGGGCGAGTCTTCCCCCACGCTCGCACCAGTCTCAGAGCGCCACGCATCCAGAATCGCCCGGACATCCTGGACGGAAACCTTGTGGGCGAAAAACCGGGTCGATGCATCAACGTCGTTCATCACCGCGCTAACAATCTGCTTCAGATCATTGCCGGCATTCGCCATCGTCTCCAGCACATCAACGGGCAGTTCCGTCGGAAAGTTGAAGGTCTCGCCATCAATCACAAACTCGAACTTCTCGCCGTTCGCCTCAAGGCGCTGAGCACGGGCGGCATTAACGTCAAAAGCCATGGTGTGTAAATCCCTTCGAGAGGATGCCTGTCCCCGCCCCTCTAAGCGGGGACAGGCCGAATATGGGTGTCAAGCGTCAAGAAATAAGGCGGCGATCAGGGAGTCATGTTCGGGTCGTTGGTGTACCAGTAAACGAGAGGCGTCACGCCGTCGAGTCCCATCGCGTTGTACGTGATGCCAAGAGCCGCACTCTTGTCGCGAGTCAGGTTGATATCGGTGGTGTCGGTCACCTGACCACGCGGAATGATGATTCGGGTAGTGATAGCGCCGTTGTTGTCGGTCCACTCAATCCCAAGTGTCCGCTCGAAAGAGACAAGCGTCTCGGAGATGGTGTACAGGTATCCGCTGGCGCCATTGGTGGCGACAGCGCCACCACCGGCCCACAGGGGCAGCGTGATGGCATTCATCTGCACGAGGCTGAACTTCGCGGTCATTGCCCGACTCTTCGGCACGTAGCGACCGGGAACGGTCGTCTGCCAGAGATCGATCTCATCCCAGCTGTCCTTCTTGCCAAGGACCACGCCAGTGTCATCGGTGAAGCCGAGATCCTGCCACAGGGCAGAAACACTGGCCCAGGAAGCCACAACGTCAGTGGGGGCCGGAGTGCCCACGGGAGCAATATAGAGGTGGCCCTGTCCGGCCACTCGAATCTGTGAAGTCTGCTGGCCAGTAGCGGCCATGTTGCCTCCTTTAGGCGTGCACCATGACCGATATCTGAGTCAGATAACGGCCGGCATTTGGGTAATCTTCTTCGTCAAACCACTGCGGGCCAACGTCTTCATTGACCGATGTGACACACGCACCGAAGGACGAGAGATCGGCAAAGCGGATATCGAACGCCAGTGCACGACGTACGATCCGCGTGAGATTGAATGCCGTGGCCTTATCTGGGCCGAAGCAGTCGATGTCTAGTCGGGGGTTGTCAGACCACATGAGAAAATCGGTGGATCCGCCAAGACGAACCACACGGACCACGGATTGAGAACCGTTGTAATCAGTCGGGACTCTCGTCCCGATCTGGACGCCGGCCAGAGCCGGCAGCGTCAACAGCCACTGAACGATGACTTCTTCGATGTCTGGCAGATCGGCAGGTTCAATCAGGCCGATCACCTCCTGACACGGTCAGCCCATTCCCGGATGTTCTTCTCGACGGCACGCTTGTTGCGTCGCTTCTCGGCGACTTCGCCGTTATGGACAGCGGCTGTCTGCCACTTGCCAATAGCTCGACCGAGTACACGGTGCGGAGCGTCCTTCGCTGTGCCGAACTCAATTGAGTAGGCAGCAGGATCGTCAGACCACACGCGGTAGTAGGGCCGTCCGTTGGATGCCCTAAATACGGCGCCCCGAAGGGAGGCCTGAAATTGCCCTGTCCTGTTGTACTGCCCCGCGATTTCGCGGGCAGACGTGAGGACCGATTCCCCCATCTCATCGAACATGTCGATCAGCTCAGGCGACTCGAACAGCTCTTCTTTGATCCAGTCCGGATCGAACGAGAAGCTAGCCACTGAACCTCTTAATCCGACACTCGATGTGATGGATACCGAATCCCGGTCGGGGGACCGGAGCCGGAATGCCGTAAACCTGATAGGTCACGCCATTGATGATGAGCCGATCCGTACCAAGGACATCGGTGCCAGCCGGCAGGAAAGCATTGCCGTCGGATTCGAGAGCGTCCCGGTTGGTCTCTTGCTCACCCATCCGTCTCTGATTGGTGTCCAGCCATCCGGAGACAGTTGTCTCCGTGGTGTTGGACCAGTCGATGCCAGGATTGTTGTACTTGTCCACGGTGAAGCCGGCGCGCTGAATGATGATGGGCACCGTAAAGATGTTCTCTAGCATCAGCGGAATTCAATCGTGCGGTTCTTGCGAGCGCAGAAAGGCTTCAGGACTTCTTCATCATCGGAAGTCATAGAGATGGCTGCCAGTGGCACGCCATCGGCCATGCGATACGAGTAGCCGCCGATCGTCTCTCCCACAACGCCAGGAGAACCAGGCGCCAAAAGAACGCGCATCACCATCGTCGCGCAGACGCCAACCACCTTGTCTGGAATGACCGAATAGCCATGGGTGTACGTCACTAGATAGGTGACGTTCCGCCAAAACCAGTCGTTGTCTACCCAAAACTCGGGAGCATTGATTACCGCCGATGGCGGACCAAGCATGATGGTCTGAGCGCCATCCCAAGTGAAGATCGAGTAGGGCATGTAGCTATTGCCGCTAGGATCTACTCGCGCAAGAGCATCAACGCTAATGGCGGGCCGCTGCGGCAAAATGATCTGGTTGTCCACCGGGGCAATGACCTCGGCAGTCTGGATCAAGTTGAAGGTCTGTTTGGTGAAGGACCGGATCCGTTCAGAGGCGTCTGTCAGAAGAAACGCTGACCGCGTCTGCTCTGCGGACGTCAACGGTCGAGGCATTCGGTTGGCCACATCGGTAACAGTGGCCAGTGCGGGCAGAGATGGAGGAGTCGGAATCGTCACGCTGTCTCCACCATGAAGCACCAGTGATTCAGGTCCGCATCGCGGACCAGATCAAGTTCTTTGGATCGCTTCAGTGCGCGGCGCGACGCGCCATTCCACACGCGCCCATCAGACAGCCTCTCAATGGCCGTCTGCCAGCCGTCCAGATCATCCCTGGATACATACGTGCCAGCGTCGCCCAGAGCCTCTGTGAGGCCGTTTGTGGGATTCGCAATCACCGGGATGCCGGAGGCCATAGCTTCCACCCCGACACGTCCCCAGGACTCATAGACGCTCGGCATCAGCAGGATCCGAGTCTGGCGATAGACACGGCTCATGCCATGCGGATCGACATGATTCACAATCGTCACGTTCGGAAGATACTCAATGATCTGGTCGCCATGAGCGCCGACCACGCCGAGAAACTGTGTCTCAGACATGCGTCGAGCCAGCTCATAGAAAACGTGAGCACCCTTGTCCGCATTCAGATTGATCAGCGTGACCTTAGTACCCGGCTTCGTCCGGTACTCGTCCGCATTGATCGGCGGACGCACCACCAGCCAGTCAGGGACGGGCTGATACTCCTGAAGCTCATCCCTGAGCCATTCAGAGTTATAGACCTGATAGACATCTGATGCGCCGGACCAGGCGCGCGTGTTGTCGAAATCGTTGTGATTCACAACAAAAACCGGCTTGTGCATCCATCGCGCGAGCACAACGGCTCGCGCAGTATTCTCCAGATGCGTTACGACAACATCGCACTTAGGCATCAGATCAATCGGATCCTCCTTATCCCGGAAGGGATGGACTCGGATACCGTCGATCGTGTAGCCGTCATGCCGGTAAGAGGCGTTGAGCGGGGCGCGAGATTCCAGAACGTCAACCTCGTGCCCGCGCTCGACCAGTGCGCGGAGCATCGTGTGAAGCATTACCTCCGCACCACCATTGTGGTGCGGGACATACCAATGGACCATCGCGAGAACGCGCACTGGATACCTCCTATCAGGTCAGCTCAGCAACCGGGGCCATCACCGAGAACGGGAAGTAAGTCCCGCGCTTCTGACCCAGGGCAGTAACAGGGTTGGCCGTCGCAAAACCCAGGCGCATAACGCACCGAAGAGCAACGGAGTCCTGCTGCATCAGGTTCAGGACAATATTGCCGGAGCCATCCTGAATCACACCATCGGTGTGCATCGTGAAAGTGATGTCCTGCCGCATACCGATGATTGCGTTGTCCCACTGGCCAGCAATCAGGCTGGCAGTCTGCGGATTGAAGGCGCCGTTCTTAGCCTCACTGGTAGAGAACCCATAGAGATTCCCGCCGGGAGTGCCATCAGTATTAGGCTGATAAATCGGCAGACCCTGCGGAGAACGGTACCCCGCGAGAGTCCAGCCAAAGCCAGGCGCAGTCGCAAACCCATCGATGCTGTAGCCCTGCTTAACCAGCTGGGCGCCCATCTGAGTAATGGCCACACCGAGATCCGGCCCATTAGCACCAGACGCAGTAGCGGGAGTGATCGTGTTGCCGGCCGCAATGGCGGCAGTGTAGATATCGGTAGACCAAGTGGCCGGACGATTCACGCCGAAAAGGCATGCCCCATCGATAGCGATACCCAGAGCCTCAACAATCCTAGGCCGCACCTCGGCCCAGATATCGACCTGAGCGTCATCAAGGTATGCCTGCGGAATCGGCACGATCACAGCAAGCTCTTCGGCAATCAGCGAAACATTCTTCCACTGCTGCTGAGTCGTGCTCTTGAGGTTGTAGTCACCAGCACCAGGAGTGCTAGAAGCATTCAGAAAGTATGCCTGCGGCAGCACGGAAAGGACCGGCTGGCGCTGAGTCAGCGCCGACATAGTCACCTTGCGTGCACGTGCAAGGGCAACCGATGCGGTAGGCAGTTCCTGAATGATCTGGGCGGATACCGGAGTCGGGACCAGGGGCTCGCCCCCGGCCGGCGACCCGGCATTACGATAAAGGCCAGAACCATACTGGCCACCCGAGAAGGGGTTAGTAGTCAACAGTCCTCCAATGCAAAACGCCCGACCTCCGGGCGTTCACTGGAGTCGGGCTGAGCTGGGTTACTGACCTCCGGCCATTCGCCGGAGCCAAGCATTCGGATCCTGTGGCGCCGAAGTGGTGCCACGATTCCCCTGGCCCAGATTGGGAGCGCTAGGGGCAGCTGGCTGACGGCCAGCAAATTGCAGGAGTGCATCTGCCTGAGCGAGAAGAGTTGCCTCATCAGCTCCAGTCAAAAGCTCCACCGGAACACCCTTGGCCGCAGCCACCTGATACCGAGCGAGAGCCGCCTTAGCCTCTGCCGCATCGGCAGTGGCTTTATCTGCGATCTTCTGTGCCTTCTGTTCGGCGGAAAGCTGAGCATCCTTGATCTGCTGAAGCTCAGTAGCCGCAGCGGCGTTGGACTTGGCTCGCTCTTCGTTCTTGCGACTCATTGCCTGCCACTTGGCAAGTTCCTTGAGCGCCGAATCCAGATCAGCAGGAGGTGCCGGCGGAGTCGCCGGATCAGTCACACCGGCAGGCGGCGTATTCGGATCGGCGCCAGCGGGCGGAGTGGTTGGGTCGTCAGCCATATTTGTGTCTCCCGTTTCGGGTCTAGGCTGCCGTTTCGGCCGCCGGAGGAATGTCAGAAGGACCACGGAAAGCCTGTCCCTTGACGGTAAGCACTGGGCCAATCTCGCCATTGTGGTGAACGGATAGCCCAGGATGATCGCCATAGAATGGCGAGAAGCTGCCAGACGTATCCGACGCTTCAGCGTCCGGACTCACGTACATGGCATCAATCTTCTGACCGATCTTCTTCGTGCCTTCGATCGGCGTTACGCCGCATGTGCAGTTCGGATGAATCGGCATCAAGTCGGTGATGTGATAGCGCTGCGTCGCAGCGATCTGACACAGGGCGCAAGCGCTGCCTGAAGTCAGGACACGGCGGTAGCCGACCACACCAACCCCAGGACCAGACTGCTCAAGCGCGTACCGCGCTGAATGAGTCCTGGCCAACTGAAGATCGGTAGAGATCATCGTCATCGCGCGTTGCTCGCCGATGCCTACAGCCTCGGCAAAATCCTTGTCCTGCGAGAGCTGATACCAGATCTCCTTGAAGGGACGCTCATACTCAATCTCCGGCGTCACTCCGTTTCGGAGTGCAGCACCCGACGCCATTTCGGCAGGGATACCAACCGGGTTGACTGTGTGTCCGCTCATGTCCGACAGGACCGCAGCGATGTAGATGTCAGTGAGAGTGGAGATCGTCTGCTGGCTCGCAGACATCAGAGGGACGATCTGAGAGAGCCATACGGCCAGACCAGCATCCGAGTAGTCCGGCGATGCCGACCAGGCGCGCTGAGCCTGGATGATCGTCCTGTGTCTGACAGCCGCCACAGCGGCATCAGCCCGTTGAGCCAGTACAGACGTGCTCACCTAGTGGCCGGCTGCGGAGCCGGCTGAGGTGACGGAAGACCAGGAGGTGATGCAGCATCCAGCTGTCCCGGTTGTGTGAGAGCCATCGTGCTCGCACCTGGCGCCGCACCAGGATCGACAGAGAGCGGAGAGTTGAGGCTCGCGACCAGAGCATCTTTCATGCGCTCTGCTTCCATCCGGTCAACCTCGGCAGGAGTGAAACCCAACAGGGCCATGCGCTCCCTGAAGGGAACACCGGCGCTCTCGTACTTCACTGCGGCATCGGCAAGTTCGGAGAGACTGTGCCTCTCGGGATCGGCCCAGACGATGACACTGTCGTCGCCGACCTCACCATCCCCGTACATGGCAGCGAGTCTGAGGACCTTCTCCCATGCCTCACCGAACTCCACCGATCTATTGGTGACCTTGCTGGTAAGGCCGCTCTCTGCGGCCGTCAGGGCGTCACCAGACACGTTGACCATGTCTGCCAGCAGGTAGTGCGGAGGAGTGCGGCTGATAGCCGCCAAGTCGCGAATGTCAGATGAGCATGCGTCTAGGATCGGCTTCAGGTCGGTCTGTTGAAAGTCGCCGAATTGGGCATCCTCGTCTTCAACGATCCACAGAAGATCCGCGCCGGGATCGAAGGGTCGCTGAGGATTCCCGTTCTCGTCTTCAACGTTGATGCCCTTGGCCCAGCGCTGGCGATATGCCTGCATGGCCTGAGTGACGAGACGATCAAGGATCGTGACGTTGATGCGGTCCTGGATGTCAGTGACGTCCTCGAACTCACCCATGCCCATAGGCGCCCGGGGGCGCCGGTTGATGAAAGGGACCACGGGGACTTCGCCGAGAGGATTCGAAGCCGGTTCCTGCTTAACTTCCCAGGATCTCGGATCCCACTCCGCAGGATCCATGCCCGGCTGTACGGCCTGAAAGTAGAAGATCTGATCTGGCATGTAGACGATCGCCAGTTGACGACCCTCAATCGAGTCGATCCATGTCTTCATCGCGGCCAGCAGCTTTCGCGGCCGGCACGGATCGGATTCGTGGATCACCTGAAGGGGAGACTCTGGAGTGATCAGGACGGCCGTACTGTCGTCAGGGTCCTGGCCCACGATCACATAGGATCGACCAGTGACCAGCGCCTGATGATGGACAATGTTGCAGTCGGCGTCGAGTGAATTCGCCTGCCAAATGCCCCATGCCTCATCATCGGTAGCGGGAGTTCCCTTGGATCCGGTACGGAATCCAGTAACTACCAGGCGCTCTTCAACAGCCTCAGCGACCAGACCCGTGTAATTGCTCCGGCCCATCTTCTGAAGGCGGTGGTAGGTATCCCGCATCTTCCTGTTGCCGACGGGCAACGGATGATCCCCGGAGTCATACCGCATCAGATCCGCCATACGCGGCACATCGCCGCTCAGCGCCTTTCCTAGGCGCATCAGCCACCAACCGGGGGCATTCGAGACATCGGTATCATCGAGCACGCATAACCCCCTTAGAATCGGTAGAGGCGCTTAGAGCGCTTTACGGGCGCCGTAGCGCCGGCGGCTAGAGCATCCTGGCGAGCCTTGAATGCCAAAGTGGCTGCAATAGCGGCATCAATTTTCCGTGGCGATGACGGATGCTCTTTGGCGATCGTCACGCCAGTACGACCGACGCGACGTCGGGCATTGAGCATGTGACGCGTAAGCGCATAGGATCCGTCATGGGTCATCTCGTGATCGATGATCGCGTTATGCAGGATCTGCAAAGCACGGACAGTCAGAGTGAGCCGGCCACCGGTCATCCACCATTCGATCGGATGATTGGCGCTGGCCTTCACCTGTAGGCGCTTGCTGTACTTCGCTTCCCAGGTCGAGATGTGGCCTTCCCACTTGGCAGGGTCGGCATAGAAGCCGACCACAGAGAAGCGTTCGAAAGCCTCATCCACCGCCGCAAGAACTTCAATGATCGGGACTTCCCAGTTCTCGCCCTCCGGGCCTTCAGGCTGTTCCCACACTGCGATCTGAAATATGTGACCATCGCTCACGCGACAGCCGATAAGGGCAGTCGCGTCAGTGACATTGCGCATGCGCTTACGAGAACCGTCAAAGCCCAAGGTAATGACGTCACCAGGCTCGATGTCCTTCGTGTGATCCTGGCATCCCAGCCACTCCGGCTGGGATATCCAACTATCGGTCGCATGCGTGATCATGTTGAAGTAGAAGCGGTCACTGTCCTGGGGATCCGTAGCTGGATCCCAGATCTCCTCAATCAGACGATCGAAATCAATCCAGGCAACAGCATCGCCATACACGTGAGTCAGAGCCGCGCGAATGGACTTCTCGTTGGTCTTGTCCACCTCGAAAGGTGGTTCCACATGGTCATACAAGAGACCATTCCGGCGAAGCTTTCCCTCAAGCGCCTTCTGGGCTGTCTCGGCCGACGCCTCAGCTACCGATCCCTCACCAGGAACGAAAGCGTTGGTCGTCTCAATGGAGCGACCCTTCATCTTGGCCAGATTGCGTCGCAGGACGCTGGAGAGGCGCTTGCCGCCGTTGACGTCGGTCCATAGGTGAGTCTCGTCCAGAACGGCGAAAGTAGTTCTCTGACCCTCACGCGACGTGCTGTTGGCAGTAACCGGAATCAGCTTGCCGTTGGCCGTATAGGTGCGAGTCAGGCCCGGGTCCAAGCCCGGGTAATTCTCCATCGCAGGGCCCTTAAGCATCTCTACGACCAGCTCATACGTATTGCCCGTCTGGTCCTCGGACACTGCCGCAAGCTGCACCAGCGGTGATGGCTGCGGACGGCCAATCGGCTCGCCAAGCTCATCCCGGCCGGCATAGACAACCGGCCCCAGCAGCTCTGCACAGCAGATGGCCGCAAGGAGTGGCGACTTCCCCCAGCCCTTCGGCCTAGAGATCACGCCACGGCGGTACGTGAATTTGCCGTGCTCATCTACGGCATAGAAGTGAGTGATGAAAGCCGCTTGCTCATCCGTAAAGATGAAGGGATCTCCCTGATTGTCGCCATCCGGCTGAATCAGGTTGTCTCGACACCAGTCGAGAATCCGATACCCGAGCGTCAGCATCGGGGGAAGCGGCCTCAGCTTCTCATTCACTACTAGCCGCGAAACGGTGACGATAGTCATCCATCTGCGGCACCGACTTGTCAGCCGTCGGCGACGGCATATCCTCGTCAGGGTCATCAATCTGAAACTTGAGCCTCATCCGGTCTTCCGGAGTCGCGCCAAACTTCGCGACCCTCAATCTGACCTCTGCGGCTAGAGTCCATTGGCCCTTCTCCCACATCGCGTGATGCATCAGAGCCGTATCCAGGAGAAAATCCCAGTCGGAATCGGTCATGGTCTGCGACTGGGCGCTCTTGCGCCAGTTCAGCCACCAAGCCTTAGTGCGAGGATTCCATTCGAAACCGACGTCCTTCGGGAGCGTCGGCCCCCTGAGCTTGCCGTCAGGCACGATAGAGGTGGCGTCATTGGCATTGCGCCTACGCCGCTTGTCTGCCGGCTTCGGAGCCGGACCACGACCAGCCATGCCACCACCTCCAATCGTCAGCCGTAGTACCTCAGAACGTCACCAGCAGGGATGACAGGAATGCCGGACGCTGCAAGCGCCGTAATGAACGTCTGGAAATCAGCCACAGTCATCTGAGTCGAAGACGACGGAGTACCCGTGGTGAAGTCGTGCATCGTGTAGATGCCCCACAGCTGATTCGCCTTGATGTGGGGCAGATCCGTAGCCGTGATCGTGCTGACCGGATAGTTCCCCGCAAAGCTGCCGATGGCAGACTGAGCGCGAAGCCGGTAGGGATCAGCTGGCGGAAAAGTTTCATATGTCTTGCGCGTGATGGTCCTGGCATATCTGTTGTACTTCTTGATGATCGACGTAGTCGAAACGCCATCGGTCGTCAGACCGTACTGACCAAGCGGATATGCCGTACCGTCCATGCCTCTGAGGCCATTGACGATCTCCCACGCCTTCATCAGCCGCAGATCATTATCAAGCTGTGCAGCAGTCATGCCCGTGTAGGTCAAAGCGTGGTCCGCATCGAGGTACGCGTGACTCCCGACTTCCCAGCCATACTTCTGAAGGTCGTCCAGATTCTGGAGACTCATCCGGCCGCTAGAGCCGATCAGAGACTGAATCAGATACACGCTGGCACGCATGCCAGCGGCCTGAAGGATCGGGAACGCATACTGGTACATCGAGTAGTAGGCGTCATCGAAGCCGATCGACACAACGCCATTCGGAAAGATCGCGGAAGCATCAGGGATGATCTCGAAATCTTGAAAGTGACACTTGACCCCGGTCCCAAGCCCGTCATCCTGAATCGTGAACTGGAGATCGGTCAGAGACGTCCTGGACGGAGAGCCCGACGTTGTAGCGTCGGCAAAGTGAAGCGTGACCGTGTACCAGCCACCTCCGTTGCCTCCAGTGCCACCAGAAGGAATGAAGTTCGAGCCAGCAGGCGCCTGCTGCGGAATCCACTCGTAGTAGTTCGCGAGACTGGACGACCCGTACAGGACTTCCAGATGCGTCAAGTGCGTGATGTCATCGATCTTGACCCTGAAGCGAATCATCTGGCCGGTAGTATTCACGGCCGGCATGCCGACCTTCTTGATCTTTGCTAGACCACCGGCACCATCGGTGACGATGTTGCACGACTGGCCGAACAGGAAATCGGTCGTATCGTTGGCTGTGAAAGTTCCCGTCCCGGCCGAAGAGAATCCATGACCGGACTGGAACTGAGTCACGATCGCCGTAGGAGGCACATACTGCGGAAGCTTGGCCGTAGGAGGCATATAGACACCAGGAACCTGAGCCACGGTTACCATGCCCGTAGAGTCAAGCGACGCCACGCCAGAAGCGGCGCCAACCTCGCTGAGGGGCACGTAAGTAGTGGCTGCCGCAGTTGCCACAGCGGCAGCGGCGTTGATGGCGTCATATCGAGCGTCAGCCGCAGCCTGAGTGATGCCGTCAAGGGCAGCAGTTGGCAGCTGGCTAACCGGTACCAGACCGCTGCCGTCG